AATAAACCTGAACACGGTTCGCAGGATTGGTTATCCGCGAGATGGAAAGACGAAAACGGTAACGCACGAATAACTGCGTCGGTTGCTGGTGTAATACACGGAGCGCATCCGTTCAAAACAATTGCGGATTTAGCACAAGAGTTATTAAATGATTCTCCACCTAAGCCAACAGAAGCAAATGCGGCCATGGAGCGTGGCAATCGTTTGGAGCCAACATTAATTAGATGGGTGGCAGACAGAGAAAATATTCCACTTATTTCACCGGATGATTTGTACTGCTACGAAGAAGACGGCGTTCGATTGCTGGCTACTCTTGACGCCATTAGTTTGGCTGAGCCTGGTTACGAACGTGTCTTCGAGGTTAAGACAACAAAGCGACGCTGGGCTGGTGTCTTACCGGAGTATTGGTATTGGCAGGGAGTTCACCAAGCTATTTGCGCCAATGTTTTAAGCATTGATTGGGCTATTTTTGATTCCGATTTAGAGCTACATAAGTTCGTACAAAAGGTTTCTTCCGATGAGAAACAAATACATATTGAAGCGTGTCGTAAGTTTTTGGCACAGATTGATATGGGTATGCTGCCGGACGGAGCCAAGTATGAATACAGACACGTTTCAGCTCAGCATCCTGATAGCAATGCGGACATCACAACACAATTACCGGCAACCATTACCGAACAATTTAAACAGTTAGAAATAATAAAGAAAACTAGAAAAGAAATAGACGAACTAGAAGATGAAATCAAAGCAGAGATTTGCGGTTTGATGGGTGAGGCGGAGTTTGCCACAATTAACGGTACGCTTGTTTGTACTTGGAAAACTTCAAGTCGTAATTTGTTAGATCAAAAAAAGTTAGAGGCAGCACATCCAGCATTAATAGAAAAGTTCCAAAAACAATCAAAGTTCCGCACATTCCGTGTGGTATTAAAAGGAGAAATATAATGGGATTCGATTTATCAAAATACGAGACGGTTGAAGAAAGACTTGCTAGGTTTTGGATTGACCACCCTGAGGGGCGTATTGCAACAAGCATGGTTTTTTATGATGACAACAGGGTCGTGTTCCGCGCAGAAGCATACTTTGTTAACAACGAAGACATATACCCAGCAGGTATAGGTCACGCTGAGGAAGTTCGTGGAGCATCACCTGTTAACAAAACTAGTCATGTAGAGAATTGCGAAACTAGTGCTATTGGTAGAGCTTTGGCTAACTGCAACTATGCACCAAAAGGCGCAAGGCCATCTCGTGAAGAAATGGTCAAAGCAAATCGTGGTGCAGTAGTCGAGGAAACACTTACCGTAGATTTATTGACAAAGTTCCGTGACGCCTGCAAGAGAGCAAACATATTGGCCGAAGATGTAGCAAAAAAGGCTGACGTGGATCTTAATGCTTTACAAGACAGCGATATGCCTAGGTTAAGGGATGCGTTTAAATCAATGCAGGAACAAGCCAAGGTAGTAGTACCGGCAGAAGCGCCAACCATTACAGAGAACATAGACAAACTTGTTAAAGCTTTCCCAGGTTCCGAACTAACCGAACCGCAGGTCAAAGACACAACAGCCAAAGCGAGCAACGCACAGATTGGCAAACTGCGGGCAATGCTTAACGCTGGTGGGTTTAACGAGCGCAATACACAGGCAGATGCCGTATCAGAAATACTTAATCGTCGTGTTGAGAAACTTGATTTCCTCAAAAAGGGCGAAGCGGATACGGTCATCAAGGTTCTCATAGCTCGTCAGAATCGATAATGGATGAGCGCAAAGGTGACTGCCAGGGGAACAAAGATAAGTGCACTCTCAGCGATTGTCCAAAATTCGGTTTACTCGGACGTGCTGGTCGTGACAATAAACGGCGGGTCAAGGGATGCGGCGATCCTGTGGCTAGAGGTAAACGGAACCGAACTAAAGGTGATGCGAAGGCACGGGTGGCTCGTCGCAAACTTGGTTTGTCTGCTACGGGCAATGCGGGTTCTCGCCACGAAGAACACTGGGGTGGTCTTTTTAGGGTTGAAGTTAAAGCCGGGGCGCAAGTCGGTCCGATTGCTACGCGATTTTACAACGCTAAACAGCAGTCAGATGCATCTAAAGCCCTTGGAGACATTAGACCATTCGCAATGATCGCTATGCCCGAAGGTAACTCTGACGGCATAGTCCTTATGACACTCAATGAGTTTGCTGAACTTATATCTTTAATCAAAGACGTAACGACAACATAAGGGTGCCTTTTGTCCTTTAAAAAGGAGTTGTTGTCCCCCTGGCTAGGTAGTTCATAGCCTAGTTGGGGGGCGAAACCCTCTATGTTAAGATTGGAGACACAATGAAAGTAGTTAAATTCTTAGCTATTGTTGCCGTAATGGTTTTGTTTTGGGGGTCCGCCGCCGCCGCCTGCATTAATACGAACTCAAAATTTTTGGCAAAACAAACCGTTCATCGGTGCGCTCAATGGTTTGACACGGCAGTCGAGGCTGGGTGGGAAACTTGGCAGCTCCCCCAACTTGACTATATTATGTGGCGCGAATCGAGGTGTTTGACCGGAGTAATCAATAAGACTCTAAATTCCGACAAATCTTGGGACTATGGCTTGTTACAAATTAACGATAGATCTTGGTGCAAGAAAACTAAATGGTACCCAATGGGATACTTGCAAAGCGTCAACGTTTTGGATTATTGTGTAGATTTATTAGAACCACACACGAATCTCAAAGCAGCAAAAGCGTTATATGACTACAGCCAAAAAACAACAAAGAACGGGTTTAACCCGTGGGGGTTATAACTATATGGATTTGATGACTGAACTAAAATTAGTAGATTCGGAAGCCAGGTGGATGGTTAGAGCGGCCTGTAAAGACATGGATGGTTCTTTGTTTTTTCCTACAAGTGGTCGAAACGACGTAGCAAGAGCAGCTCGTAAGGTCTGTGCTACTTGTTCTGTAACGGCTGAGTGTATACGCTATGCAACAGTGAACAATATTGCTTACGGTATTTGGGGTGGACTATCCGTTGCTGAACGAAAGAAACAGGGTACACTTAGAACATATGGGTGAAACATCACAAGCAGAGCTAGATTTGTGGCAGACACGATGCGACGGTATGCAGGTTGCATTGGATGGGATGCGTGAGCATCAAAAAGATCTCCAAGAGGAGAATACCAAGTTAAGGGAACAGGTAAAAATGTACTCCAGCATGGTCGAACGAATGAGGCTCGCATTGAGCCAGGGAAGGGAACTATGAGTGCTAGTTGGTACAAGTTAAAGTCAGGAGATTGGGGCATCAAGATCAAACATGATGGCCGGGTCGACGAACAGATAGAAGTTACTAATGCAAAAGGTGAAACCAAAACCGTGTATCTTGTGGAAAGAGCTGCAAAGTTCGATGATGCTCAGTTGTGGTCAATCACGTCAGAAGCTCCGGTAGCGGAAGAAGCGTTTTAACTAATCAGCAAGGGGAGTTATGAAGCAAGTATGGAAATGCCCAGAATGCAAGGGTACGATTACACTTCATGTCAATCCGTCGGTACCACCCACATGCAGGAGTGTGCGGTGGCATTCGACCACTACACTAGAGATGATATTAGAAACACCAAAGGAAGTTGATGACAATGTTTGAGCCAGCCATGCACGATAAAGAAGTTTTAGCAGATCTCCTCAGCGAATTATTATTCGTTGCCCTAACCTGTGCCCCCGGTATCCGACCTGCGTTGGTCGATCTGTGTGAGGGCCTGTGCGTAGTCCTTGATGAAGAAACTATTGAACGCTGCAAAGATTACTCGCGTTACCGTAAAAACGAATACGCTAAAACTTTAAGCTAACGCTACCGATACCGCGCTGCTGCGCTACCAATGCTGGGGCTACCGATACCAAGTGCGCGCGCACGTTCTTACTTCGGGTCGGGGCGAACAAGTGTTCGTTTGCAATTTTTTTCTGAGTCGGGCAAACTCTCAGGGTCGGCACAAGTCGGCTTTACGAGCAAAGGAAAATTATGCAAAGCGACAAAGAAACCAAAAAAATACAGCAATTTGTTGATGGCAACCAGTTGCCTATTCACCTTGACGAGTTCCTAAGCGAACTTGGCTGGGTAGACACAACAGACGGCATCACAGCAAAGCAATATGCGAAAGGATATCGCTAATGGACAATGACGAAGCAATACTTAATGAAGTTAAGAACATCATTGACGAGTCAGGCAAGGAAGTGCAAGCAGAGTTTGACAAAAAGCCATTAGAAACCTTCGTTGAGATAGAGAGAAACATATTTGAGCAGTTCGGATACGACGACGATAGTTATCTGTTCAGTATGGAAATGATTGCCAATAGCATCAAGGAAGTTGATGAACTTAAGAAAACTAATACTATTCACGCTATTGGTTTAGACCCACAAGAGATTCATAATCGTGCTATGCGAGTTTCGGTTATAGGAAGTGGCGAGTTATACCCTATGCTCGGCAACCTATACGAATCATTTAAGTATGCCGATAATGATAATAATGTGGGTCTCATAGTCCGTTCAGGTGTGCATATGAGCAAAACTGCTAAGGAGTTAGGCGTAGAGCCCAGCGAAGCAGAGGATAGGCAAAATGGCGTAATCACCGTTTTATGCACAGGTGATGAAATCACAACGCTTTGTCGTGTAGAGGGCTCTACCGAAGTAACAACACAGATAGTTAAGTGTGAGGACATAGAGCCAGGCGACCAGAAGTTGTTAGATGCTTTAATGCATTTCTACTTCTTGCCAAGGCTGCTTAAGGATTCACGCCCTAATATATTTAAGGCGTTAATGAAAGACTACGGAAAGCAAGCAGAGGACAAACACCATAATGACTGATAAATCAACAATGGATTGTCGTATGGCGAAAGAAATCCAAGACGAAACAATAAACTCAATTTGTCAATTACAAGATGAAGTGGGTGCTTTGTTCCCTTGGAAAATGCAGTTAGCACTAAACGAAATAGCAATATCAAATAACACAATTCAGTTAATAATCACATACATCAAACAACTAAAGGGAGAAATACAATGAATCAACCAGAGATAGTGGTGATATACGAAAAAGAAAATATACCCAGTCATTTAATAACCCTAAATCATTGGGGGTTGGAGATAAAGGTAAGTTTACTGTCTATAAATAACTGGGTAAAGAGATATCCAAACTTCCCGAAGGCTACAGCCATTGTGGTGGGAATAGGTAACGGGGCTTTACTATTTGATAGAGACTCTTTAACCACTTGGCGCAATGAGCGAACAATGAAAACAATAAAGAATTGCGAAAGAAGATTGGCGGTAGAGACAAAGCGATTAGAGCGATACAGGTCAGCGTTACAAACCAACAACAACAAAGGAGAAATACAATAATGACCACTACAAAGAAAGTTAAATCCACACCACTAACGGCGTGGGAGAAAGCAGAGTTCGCTATTGCAAACTCATCAAGAGTATTGCTACACGGACTTCCGGGAACGGGTAAGACCTACTTTGGTCTCACTAAAGGGCTAACCGAAGGAACAAAGGCTTATCGCCTCATCTGCACAGAGGAAATGTCAGACAGCGACCTTATTGGTGGTTATCGCCAAGCAGGTAACGGTTTGTGGAAGTTCCGAGAGGGCGTAGGCATTAAGGCTTGGCGTGAAGGCGCAAGGCTCGTAGTTGATGAGATTAACCGTATGAATAGTGATGTTGAGAGCAGGCTTATG